GGAATGACTGCCGCCGGTGTTGCAAAATACAGACGCGATAATCCAGGCAGTAAACTTAAAACTGCTGTTACAAAGAAGAAAAACCTAACAGCGAAAGAGAAAGCAAGGCGTAAGTCATTTTGTGCACGAAGCGCCGGACAGATGAAGAAGTTTCCAAAAGCGGCTAAAAATCCAAATAGTCGTTTACGGCAAGCAAGGAGAAGATGGCGATGTTAATTAAGCAAGCATTAGTTGGTAGTATTACTACGCTATCCTTGGGTGCGATTACTTGGATGACCGTGACGCTTATTAGTGTGGATAAACGCACAGCCGTGATGTCTGTCAAGATTGAACAAAACAACGAAATGTTAAAACCTTTGTGGGAAGACTTTATTAAAAGGAGTGCAAGATATGAGCAGGCCGCAATCAAGAAGTAAAGTAAATTTAGGACGCGGTGCGTGTCCTGTAGTTAAAATGGCTAAGGGTGGTGTTGTCAAAATGAAAAAGGGCGGTAAAATTTGTCCTGAAGGTAAAGCATGGGCAAAACGTACTTTTGATACCTACCCGAGTGCTTATGCAAATCTCGCGGCAAGTAAATATTGTAAAGATCCAAACTACGCTAAAAAATCAAAAGGTGGAAAAAGAAAGGGTCGCTAATGGGCGAACTTAAAAAATGGCTGAAGCAAGACTGGGTTCGTATTGGTACGGACGGCAAGATTAAAGGTAAGTGCGGCACTTCTAAAGATAAAAAGAATCCAGATAGATGTTTGCCCCGCAGTAAAGCACAGTCTTTAAGTAAAAAAGAGCGTGCGGCCACGGCTAAAAAGAAAAAACGAGCGGGTGCAAAGGGCAAGACTGTGGTCAAAAACACAAAACAGGCCGTAGTACGTTTAGGCAACGGAGGCTATGTACGGTAATGGGACAAGCTTATAATTCAGATGAAAGAAAATATATTAAGGCTATTGATGATTATACGTCTAAACGAATAAGTTATTCTCAGTTCTTAGACAAAACTATGCCACTTAAAAATGTTAGCAGACGTGTTAGAGATACTTTCACAGTGACAGGAAAAAAGCTGCAAGGATTGCCTTTAGGTTACGATAAAGGTGGTAAAGTTGAAAAAGATGATGTAAATTTAAAAGGTAAACGATTTATCGCACGCGGGTGTGGGGCAGTTATGTCCGACAGACGTAAGAAAACTTTATATACTTAGGAGTAAGCTATGAGAAAAAAGAAAACATATGCGATGAAAAGAGGCGGTGGAGTTAAACCTCGTATGATGAAAAAAGGTGGAAATGTTAAACCTCGTATGATGAAAAAAGGCGGTAACGTGAAGCCTCGCATGATGAAAAAAGGTGGTAGAATAAAAATGATGAGTAAAGGTGGTGCCACCAAAAAGAACACTACTAAAAAGACAATGACAGTCGCACAACTACGGGCCGAAGCGAAGAAAAAAGGAATGAAGTTAGTAAAGGCCTAAATTTGCCGTATTTACAAAGTAACATCCCGCATTTTAAATGTTGGGTGCGTAGAGAATATACACACAACCATGAGAAGTATCATGGTGAGTTTTTGCACGCCATGGCTATTGCTGTTACAACAATGCCAAATAGGTGTTTGTCGTTTCAAGTAATATTTACTGGGTGTGAAAATGATGACGATGAGCCGAATGTACATGGTGGTGCTATGTGGGCACGTATGCCAATTACTGCATTGGTTGGTGATTTTGACTTTGAGGGGTGGCCGGACCCTATGGAGACATATTTAGCACAGCCTTGGGATTGTGCTTCTCATCATCACGCCGTGTATACTCTAAATAGAGCAACACCTTGTCCCTGGATGGCAAAGATAGGTAGTGAGTTCTATCCTGCTAAATATCATTTTACTGTTGACTATACTGAAAGTGAAATAGCCGATGACCCTGCACAGCATAAACAAAGTCACGTTCTCACATTGTTAGATGCCGGCGACTATACAGGTAATATTGTAGCCTTGCCAAACAATCGTGTTCGTGTTACTCATCCGGCATGGTTCGAGACTGGTGATGGCCCACCAGACTTTAAACCATCGCAACATATACATTACTCCAAGTCTGATTTAGATTATGTGTTGGACGTAAACCAAATTTTTGATAATATGTACGCAAACAAGGATGAGTAAATGGCCGTATCAGATAGCACAGACTTTGAACTCGACGTTGCGGAGTACATCGAAGAGGCGTTTGAACGCTGTGGATTAGAGGTCAGAACAGGGTACGATCTTAAATCTGCCAAACGTTCTCTTAATCTTATGTTAGCTGAGTGGGCTAATCGTGGTCTTAATCAATGGACGATAACACAAACTACACAAGCACTTACCTCTGGAACAGCAACGTATAATCTTAATACAAATGTGATTGATATCTTGTCTGTTGTTGTACGACGCAGCAGCACAGACTTTGCCATGGAACGCATAAGTAGGTCTACATATTTGGGCATACCCACTAAAAGTACAACAGGACGACCTAATCAATTCTTCTTGGACAGACAGATTACGCCGGTTTTAAAAATATGGCCTACTCCAGAAAACAGCACAGACACCATTATATTTGACGCGCTGACTCGTATGGATGATGCAGATACTTTTATCAATACAATGGATATGCCTTTTCGTTTTTTCCCATGTTTGGCAGCAGGTCTTGCCTACTATATAAGTATGAAAAGAGCGCCTAATAGAACACAAATGCTCAAAGCAGTATACGAAGAGGAGTTTCAACGAGCGATGACTGAGGACAGAGATAGAGCTTCTTTTAACGTTGTGCCTCAGTATGAATATTTTAGGAGCTCGTAATGCCTCGATTTGCACAAGGTAAACACGCTTACGCCATATCCGATAGATCAGGTTTTCGATACAAGTACAAAGATATGCGCAAAGAGTGGAATGGATCTCTTGTTGGCAAGGATGAATTTGAGGCAAAACAGCCACAGCTTGAGCCTTTTCCAACTGTAGTAGATGCTATCGGTTTAAAAGATGCTCGACCGGATAGAAAAGAGCCCCTCACGGTCAGTGTAGGTCCCGGTGGTTTTCCAGAGAGAGGTGTAGCTATACGCGCTATTGCGTCTGTCGGAGAGGTTACGGTGACAACATGAGCTTTACATTTGCCACATTAAAGACAGCGATACAAGATTACACGGAAAACACAGAAACAACTTTTGTAAATAATCTGTCAAACTTTATTACTATTGCAGAAGAGCGTATATTTAAAAATGTACAACTAAGTTTTTTCAGAAAAAACGCCTCTGCACAGTTTACATCCTCACAGTTTCTAGCGTGTCCTAGTGACTTTCTTTCACCCTTTTCTCTAAGTTTTACTAATGCAAGCAGTGAAAAGGTATTTTTGGATTTTAAAGATGTAAATTTTGTTCAAGAGTTTAACCCTAATCCTGCTACAACAGGGTTACCGAGATATTATGCGCAATTTGACGTAGACAATTTTATCGTAGCTCCAACACCAAGTTCAACATTTGCAGTTGAATTGCACTATTATTACAGGCCCAGTAGCTTAACAGCAGGAGCGGATTCTGGTTCGACATGGTTAAGCACCAATGCTCCCAACGCTTTGCTATACGGTAGTCTTTTAGAGGCATATACATTTATGAAGGGTGAGCCTGATGTATTGCAAAATTATGCACAACGTTTTACAGAAGCCATACAATCGCTTAAATTATATGGTGAAGCAAAAGAAGTTACAGATTATTATAGATCGGGCATGGTGATGAGGAATAAACAGTAATGCTTATGGAACTACCAAAAACTCCTGTTGTTGATATACAAACAACCAGTAATAGAGGTTTTACCCCGGAAGAGGTAGCTAGTCGATGCGCTGATAAAATTATACAGGTAGGTGATAATGCTGCTCCAGAGATACAGGAGCAGGCAAGAGCCTACAAAGAACACATTCAAAAAGTAATTACATTTTACATGAAAGAGGCTATACAATCGGATAGAACTACTGTTTGTAACGCAATCAAAAACGCAGGACAAGAAAAACTTGCTGAACTAATAAGGAGATTATAATGGCTATAACACAGGCGATGTGTACCTCATTTAAAAAAGAACTTATGGAGGCTGTGCATAATTTTAAAAATAGTGGGGGTAGCACATTTAACTTAGCACTGTATACATCAAGTGCAACACTGGCTGCTGACACAACAGCGTATACAACAAGCAACGAAGTATCAGGGACTAATTATAGTGCTAAAGGTGTAGCCCTAACAAGAGTAGACCCAAGCACATCTGGAACAACTGCGCTTACAGACTTTGCCGATGCCACATTTAGTAATGTAACTGTCACCGCAAGAGGTGCATTGATCTTTAACGAAAGTGCATCGGGAGATCCTGCTGTATGTGTATTAGATTTTGGTGCAGATAAGACAGCTACAGCGGGTGATTTTACGGTTGTCTTTCCTACAGCCGATTCAAGTAATGCAATAATAAGGATAGCTTAATGGCATTAACCATTGCAGATAGAGTTCGTGAAACGACAACCACTACAGGGACAGGAACGATTACTCTTGGTGGTGCAGTGGGTAACTTTGAAACTTTTACTGCTAATCTTTCTGACGGTGATACTACATATTACGCTATTGTCGATGCTAACAATAGTGACTTTGAAGTTGGTTTAGGAACCTTTGCCTCCTCTGGAACAACTCTTGCACGAACTACAGTTATAGCAAGTTCAAACAGTAATAGTGCTGTAGATTTGTCCTCTGGATCAAAAGACGTATTTATTACGTTACCTGCGAGTAAGATGATCTTTCAAGACGCTAATGGTAACGTCACAATACCGGGTGATCTTACTGTGTCTGGTGATGATATTACAATGGGAACAAATACCTCTGGTAATCTTCTGATAGCAGACGGTACAAACTTTAACTCTATAGCTGTTGGATCATTAAGTGAGATATCTACAGTAGCTAATGACGATGTGTTTATAGCAGTTGATACCTCTGGTGGAGGATTAAAGAAGATAGCAAGAAGTGCTATTGTATCTGGGTTAGCGACATCAGGTGCTATATCGAATGTTGTAGAGGATACAACTCCCCAGTTGGGAGGCAACCTCGACACCAACAGTCACAGTATATTATTAGATGATGCCCACTTTATAGGGGATGAAAACGGTAATGAGCAGATAATATTCCAGACAACAAGCTCTGCCGTAAACCAGTTTGATGTAACGAACGCAGCCACAGGTAATTCTCCAGAGCTATCGGCTACAGGTGACGATACAAATATCAGTCTGAAGATTACACCTAAGGGGTCTGGTCAAGTATTACTTGATGGTAACGTAGGAATAGAATCAGGACTTATTGATCTTAAAAACTCTGGTTCACGATCACAGATAAAGTTTTACTGTGAGTCTGGTAACGCTCACGCACAGGCTTTGCAAGCTGCCCCACACTCAGAGAGTGCTTCTAATACGCTAACTCTACCAAGCACAGGAGGAGATGCTGACTTAGTATCGGTAAGTTCTACAGCAACGCTAACTAATAAGACGCTATCAAGTCCAACAATTAATACTCCTGTAATCACAACTATAAAAAACACAAGTCTTGTTATAGGTAGAGATGACGATAACTTAATAAAGTTTAGCACAGACAATCAGATCATCTTTGAGGTAGACGGAGGTGACAATGTTATATTTAAGGCAAGTGGTGAGATAGAGGCTACAAGCCTAGATATATCAGGTGATGTAGATGTAGATGGCACACTAGAGGCAGACGCTATAACCGTAAACGGTACAGCCTTGGGAACTGTGATAGCAGGAACCACAGTAACACTAGCCTCTACAGTTACGGTTACAGACAGCACAGCAAATACAAACTTCCCAGTGGTATTTCACGATGAGTCAAATGCCTTGTTAGATGACACTGGAGCATTACGCTATAATCCAAGCACAGGCACATTATTAGTGCCAAATCTATCTGTGGCAGGTACAACAACTACGGTTGATACTGTTACGATAAACGCACAAAACGCTATTGTGTTTGAGGGTGCAACGGCAGATGACCATGAAACAACACTAACTATAGTAGACCCAACAGCCGACAGAACAATAAACCTACCAAATCAGTCTGGTACAATACCTGTATTGGCAGCCGTTAGTACAACACAGATTACGTCTACACCAGAGGAACTAAACATCTTAGATGGTGTAACATCCACAGCGTCAGAGCTAAATATTCTTGATGGTGTCACGGCAACGACAGCCGAACTAAACTATAGCGATACAGGTGCATCGGTAGGAACAGTAGTAGCGTCAAAGGTTGTGACCGTAGATGCAAACAAAGATGTATCAAGTTTTAGAAATATAACACTGACAGGCGAATTGGATGCAGGTAGTCTTGATGTTAGTGGAGATGCTGATATAGATGGAACATTAGAAGCCGATGCGATAACAGTAAATGGAACAGCGTTAGCCACAGTGATTGCTGATGAAGCCACAGCGTTAGCGATTGCACTTGGATAGTATAGGAGAACGATATGGCAAATACGTTTAAATTAACCACAAGGGATGTAGCTCCTGCTAGTTCAGGAACGCCAGAAGAAATATACGATTGCCCAGATAACACAACCTCTATCATACTTGGATTAACACTAGCAAACGTACATACCTCTCAGGTTACAGCATCCGTCACATTAGTAAGCACAACGAACCAATCAGGTTCAACACAGAATACAACGGCTCATCTTATAAAGGATGTACCTATTCCTGTAGGATCGACAGTAGAGATTATGCAAGGCAACAAGATTGTGTTAAATGCTGATGATCGTGTAAAAGTAGATTGTTCTGTAGCCGATAAAGTTTCTGTCACAATGAGTTACATGGAGATAACCTAATGCCTTTTATTGGTAATCAACTATCCACATCGTTTCAGAATGTAGAAACACAGACCATAACAGGGGATGGTAGCACTGCCTATACGCTAAATAACGCTGTAGCAGACGGTAAAGACCTTCTGGTATACATAAACAATGTAAAGCAAGAAGAAGGCTCTGGTAAGTCTTATACAGCCACTGGTACGACAATAACCTTTACAGAAGCTGTAGCGAGTACAGATTCATGCTATGTGGTGTTTATAGGACAAGCCGTAGGAAC